TTACAGCCATGCTTGTGCTATCACGGAAGAAGAATGAAACCATCGTTGTCGGCAATGCACGGATCACCATCGTTGAGATTCGTGGCGACAAGATCAAGGTCGGGATTGAGGCTCCGATGGAGGTCAATGTGGATCGGCTGGAAGTTTGGGAAGCGAAACAAAGGGCATTAACCAATAAGGCAATATCATGAGCGATTTTCAAACAGTCAAAGTCAATATTCGTGGAGTGCGTCCTCTCTTGATGCACAGTGCAGCCGGTGCCGATCCGCTTTCTGAGTGGGCCAAGGCTCGGAAGCTGGTTTCAGGCAAGAAAAACAAGACAGAAGCCGATCACCTTGAGTTGGCCAGAATCGACTGGTATTCATCGTTCTATTGCGACGAATCCAAAAGGCCAGTCATTCTTGGAACCATGTTGGAAGCCTGTTGCGTGGCGGGTGCCAAGCGATCAAAGCAAGGCCAGATTGCCAAGGCGTCCATCCTGATTAACGACAATCCGATCATTGTTCACGATCATCCGGCTGGCAAAAAGGCGACAGCCGACGACTTTTGGCCTATGCAAAAGTATCGGGACGTTCGCGGCGTAATGGTCAATCGGTCCAGAATCATGCGTTACCGACCGGTTTTCTCGGTCTGGAACTGCACTTTTGAGGCGATGCTGTCCGATCTGGACGCTTCCACATTCAAATCAATTCTTGAGACTTCAGGCCGATTCATCGGCATTGGTGACTATCGGCCTAAGTTTGGGCTGTTTGAAGTTATTGAAGTTAAGACGATCTAACTGGGCTTGGCCAGGCGGGGTGTGGCAAGGCTAGGCGAGGCTTGGCGGGGTGTGGCGAGGTGTGGCGAGGCAGGGCGAGGCAAGGGCTGCACTTGGTGATGCGATATTCATCGGTGCAGATTTGCAAGGCCGTGCGGGGCGGGGCATGGCTTGGCGGGGTCAGGCGGGGTCTGGCAGGGCATGGGCCGCACATGGTGGTGAGAATCCATCGGTGCGGATTTGCGAGGCACGGCAAGGTCGGGTTTGGTGCGGTGCGGTATGGTACGGCGGGGTCTGGTTCGGCGAGGCAAGGCTTGGCCGGGTATGGCAAGGTTTGGCATGGCTCGGCGAGGTTTGGCAAGGGCCGCATGAGTGGCGAAATATTTACTTATGCGGATTTGCAAGGCACGGTACGGTCTGGTGGGGCCGGGTTGGGTCTGGCAAGGCGGGGCGGGGCAAGGTCTGGTCGGGCGAGGTCTGGCAAGGCATGGGCCGCATGAGTGGCGAAATATTCACTTATGCGGATTCGACAGTTGAGGATCAACACATTAAAGGAGGTTTAGCGTGGCAGACTTACATTTCATTCATCATCTTGCAAAAGGTGACGTGATCGAAAACGAGAACGTTTTGAGGATCATGAATGTTGACCCCAATGAAGAGCAATCTGGCGCGATGCCTCCAGATGTGCAGCTTGCAGGCATGATTGAACGGGAATTGCATCGAATCGGTTTGCAGTGGACAGTAAAGGCTTACAAAGGCTCTGTACACGTACTGACCGATCTGGAAGCCTACGAGCACAATTGCAAGCGACAACGAAGCGGATACCGCAAATACAAGCGTGCTGTTGCTGGGATGGGCGGTGTAGATATTAGTCATTTCTCAGCAGAAAAGCGGCGTGAATTCGATTTAGATTCTCGCAAACTTTCAGCTCAGTATATGGCATTAAAAACCGTAAAGGTCTCCCCTGCTGACCTCCTGAAGCCAGCACAGGTTGGGCGATAACTCATGAACATCATCACCAAACCCACCGTCTATCTGGTCGGTAAACAGCTTGGCAGCGTAACCGAAATGGATCGCTTTTTAGGCGACCATGGCGTGCCGGAGTTTTCGACTACGGCTCAATCGGATAGCGAAGCTCTGGTCGAGATCGCTGGCCGCCTGTGCTACATGAGCTTTGCAAATCCCAGACCGGGCGGAAACAAGGCTTATATCGAGCACATTCTTGAAGTTGGCCACGGCTCAGTTCTAGAGCATGCTGTTTTTAGCATGATTTTCACCGGTGTGAGCAGGTCACTCACTCACGAGCTGGTCAGGCATCGTGCTGGAATGAGTTACTCGCAGTTGAGTCAACGGTATGTGGACGAAGTCGTGTTTGTGCGACCACCTGGTATCAAGCCTGACAGCGGTGCTGAACTGGTTTGGACAAGTAATATCGCTTTGGCTTTAGCATCTTACAAGTCGCTGATCGAGACTTTGGAATACAACGACTTCGCCGACATCGACAATAAAACCCTGAGACGAAAGCGAGCCAGAGAAACCGCTCGATCTGTCCTGCCTAATTGCACTGAAACCAAGATCTTTGTAACAGGTAACGCTCGAGCCTGGCGGCATTTCCTTGAATTACGCGGCTCAATTCATGCGGACGCTGAGATTCAACGGCTGGCGATTGCAGTGCTGGACGTGCTTCAAAAGGAGTCGCCGAATCTGTTTGGTGATTACACAGTGACGGATCAAGGCATTGAAACAGCATGGAGGAAGGTGTGAAGTCAATCACATTTACAATTCTTGGCAAACCCTCTCCCTCTGGCTCTAAAAAAGCCTTTCAGCACAGCAAGACCGGGCGTATTGTTGTGGTCGATACCGCCAAGGGAAAGGCAAAATGGCAAAACATCAGCAAAAGAGCAGCACTTGCAGCGGCTAAATCTGCGGGCTGGGAATGCACAAATGACGCGGTGAATCTGCACGTTCATTTTGTGTTTGCTCGACCTAAATCGCATTATGGTACTGGAAAGAATTCAGCTATATTAAAGCCTGCAGCTCCATTTTGGCATATCCAAAAGCCTGACAGAACAAAGCTGTTGAGATGCACAGAGGACGCATTTAAGGGTGTGCTCTGGAAGGATGACAGTCAAGTGGTCAGCGGCCTTGTCTCGAAGGTTTGGGGCAAAGAGGATCTAGCCATTGTCACCGTCGAGATGACTCCATGAAGTATCACTCCAAGTCCAAACGGTCAGAAATTAAGTTCTCACGGACTGAAATGGAAGTCATGACGACCGATCAGCTCTTGGAGCTAAAGCGAAATGGCACGGAATACGAGCGGATGCACGCCAATTCCATTCTTGATGATCGTTCCAGCGGAAATACAAAGGCCCACGGATGCCCATCAGTTCCTGATCTGATGGGACCGGCTAAAGGCCAACGCTCGGTGAACGGCATACCAGTGAAACAGAATCGTTATGCGGATGGATATCACCAGAACAAGAAGGTGAAACATGCTTACAGGGTTAGCAAGATTGATAAGGAGACTGACGCATGAGCTGTCCTGATTATTACTTGCTCGCATCTGGTCGCGAGTTCATCGACTTTGCCAACAATGAGCTTTCAGCCTGGCTGAGGCCGCGAGTGACACATGAAGTGTATCACTGCATCATCTCTGCAATGGAGCATCGGTTTCGATGCGGAAACAAAGCAGATGAAGCAGAGACTGATAAAGCGGCAGAAGGGTTCTGGCTATCACAGGCATTGCGGACCCACACGACGACCAGGGGCGACCTCCCCTACTATCTGTCTGATGTGATGCCTGTGGTTCTCAAAATGGTAGATGCTGAACGGCACTTGAAAGACAAGAAAGGGAAATCACAATGATCACACTTGACGATATCGCGGCCATACCTGACAGCGAAGGCAAGGCGGTTGCTCTAAGCCTCTGGAATCGCTTGCAGGTCGTGGATAAGGCGTTCCGCAGGATGGCGGCTGAATTTGATTACACGGAGTTAAAGGGCATCGAAATGTACGAAGCCTATATCGCCTTGGTCGAGTCTCAACTAAAAGGAGAATGAGTGAATCAGCATATCGACTTTTCAGACATCATCGCCAAGGGCAAGATCAGTAAGCGACAGGCTGAAGAGGTTTCGGCTGTGCTTGCCGACATCCTGTTTCAGGATCTGGGCTACACCAAATTTGTGCCGCAGTGGGACAATATCGCCCAACGTATCGAGATCCTGTTCATGAGGGACGACGATTTGGGCTGGTTCCGTATCAACAGCCCGTCAGTCAAGACTGTCGAAAGGTTCATTGCAGCTCTGCCATGGCTTGCAAAACAAGAACCGCAGTTGGCTGATTGGCAGTCCTCCAAGTTCTTACGCACTACTTGACCATAAAACCCGTTGCAATCACAGCGGGTTTGTTAAAATGGGTGTGGTTATTACTTACCAGAGGCTTAAGACATGGCGCGAGCCAAAGACCGCGAAACACTGATCCCCATTATCTTGGACAACATTTCCAATGGTGGAACAATTGGGATTTCGTGTTGTGCGGCAGGTGTTAGCTACCGGACGTTTCAGAAGTGGGTCAAGGAAGATGTGCAATTATCGGCAGGTCTAAAAAAGGCTAACTCTGAGTTTGAACTGCGTCATGTTCGTAACATTCAGACGATGGCGACCGACGACTGGAAGGCTTCTGCCTGGTTGCTGGAGCGTAAGTTTCCCAAACGATACTCGCGCCGGCTTGTGATATCGGAGCCTCCTAAGGTTACAGAGGATACAGGCATTCTTGTGAGAGTTCCACAGCCGAAGTCTATCGAGTCTGATATCACTGATGTTTGACCTCACCCAGTGCACTGATCCACAGGCTCACTTCTGGGCCGATCAAGCCAAATTCACAGCGTTTATTGGTGGCATTGGATCAGGCAAAACGTTTGCGGGTGCGATCAAGTGCTTGCAAATGCCTGAAGACAGTTCCGGCATGGTGCTGGCTCCTACGTTCCCGATGCTGCGAACCGCATCGCTGAGAGCGTTTCTGGAGATCGCCAGACCTGCGGGATTGATTGAATCGTTCAACAAAAGCGATTACGAAATGGTGCTGAAAGGTAACCGAACGATTTACTGGAGGAGTGCCGACAATCCAGACAGGTTACGTGGGCCAAACCTTGGTTGGATATGGCTTGATGAATCGGCCATGATGAGTGAGGAGACCTGGTTGATTGCCATTGGTCGTTTGAGGCAGTCACCTGGTCAGGCATGGATGACATCAACACCCAGAGGCACGCGGCATTGGCTTTACGATCTCGTCAAGAAGTCGCATGTGTCTGTGACCAACGCCACATCGGCCAGCAACTTCTTCAACCCTGAAGACTTTGTTTCCAGTGTCTCCACAGTCGGTTCCGCAGATTGGCAGCGGCAGGAACTCTTGGGCGAGTTTGTCGAGCCAGGTGGAACGCTGTTCAAACGGCATTGGTTCACTTCCATTGAGGAGATGCCCAAGGGTGACGGATTATCCGTGAGGGCATGGGATACCGCAGCCACAAGTGGTGGCGGTGACCACTCCGTTGGTCTGCGGATGCACAAGATTGACCAGAAGTATTACATAGATTCTGTCATTCGTGGCCAATGGGGACCGGATGAACTCGACACCATCCAGCGCCAGACTGCCGAAGCCGATGGGCAGGATGTGACGGTGATCCTAGAACGTGAACCGGGATCAGCCGGGAAGCGAATCAACCAATACACCCGACTGGCTCTGGCCGATTATCACGTTGTGGAAGAATCGCACACGGGCGGGAAGTATTCACGCGCGATGCCATCGGCCAAGGAAACCGCTCGTGGCAATGTGGTGCTGGTCAAAGGCAACTGGATCACATCATTTCTCGATGAAGTGGCCGACTTCAATGGCGAGGATGGGCAGACGGATGACCAGGTGGACGCCTTCAGCCTGGCCTTCAATTATCTGTTCCGAAAAGTGGGTGTTTCGCTTTGACTTTTTGTGTGGTACATTGGGTCTAACTTATTACACACGCTTAGGGTTATTACGCCAATGCAGAACTACTTCCAAACGATGATCGGTAGCCTAGCCACCGGCGTGAAGACCCTGTTTTCTGGCCGTGGTGGTGGCGGGTCTGTCTATGCCCAGCGAGCCAGACAGATACCATCGGCACGATTTGACTGGCTCAGTGAGGCGGGCGACTTCCGGCAGAATCCGGTGGTCGCATTGGGCCTTGACTGGATCATCCGCAATGTCACATCGGTGCCGATGCGGCTTTATATCAAAACCAAGTATGGTGAAGAAGTCGAGCTGGAAGGTCACCCGATCCTCGACCTCCTGAAGAAGCCAAACCCGATCTATTCTGGTCACGCTCTGGTCTCGTCGTGGATCACAGATTTGATGTGTGCGGGAACGGCTTTCAGCTACATCGCACAAACAAACGGTGGAGGCGTGGGTGAGCTGTACTGGCTGGATGCACGCCAGACGGCTCCTGACTTCCCCACAGACGGCTCCAAGTGGCTGAATCAATGGAAGTACATTCCGGCAGGAACAGGCAGAATCGAGACGTTCACTCCTGACCAAGTGATCGTGTTCAAGCGTGGGATCGACTCATGGAACGACCGGCTTGGCTATACACCCTTGATGGCCTGCTGTCGAGAGATTGCACTGGTCAACATGCTGTCAGGATACACGGGCGCTATCCTGAAAAACACGGGCGTCACAAACATTGTGGTCACGCCTGTTGGCGATAGTCAGATTCAGGACAAGCAACGGGACCAGCTCAAGCAGTCGATCATGGAGTCGATTGGGATCGACCAGCAAGGCTCGCCACTAGTTTTCTCGGCTCCTGTCTCTGTCAGCAACCTGGGCACCACTCCCAAGGACATGCTGCTTCAGGACGTGGACATGCACGCTGTCGCACGGATCACCAGCGCTATGGGATTATCGCCCATGCTGCTGGGCCTGCCTGATCCCGGCAAAACCTACAGCAATTATCGTGAGGCTCAGAGAGCTGCGTGGATCAACGCGGTGGTGCCGTTTCACAACCTGATTGCCAAGACGTTGGAAGATGTGCTGCTCCCGCTTTACGACCCCACAGGCCGAATGTGCCTGAAGTGGGACTATGCAAACGTGGAAGCCTTGGCAGAAGATCAAAAGGCTCAGGCGGATCGTGCTGTAGCACTGTATAAAAACGGCCTGATCACACGCAACGAGGGGCGAAGGATCGTCGCTCTTGAGCCTACCGAAGACGGCGACAACTACGTATCTGATTCTGCTCCTGCTCCTATGGCGGGCTTCAACGGTGGCGAAATCGAAAGTCAGAATCAAGCCGAAGCGGCCTACTAAGCCGTCTCTGCGTGCGATTGTGCCAGCCAAAGACGAGGAACGACTTTATCGTTCCATGTCTGCGATTTTGTCGTCGTTCTGGTGGAGACTTCAGCCGATCTATAAAGCCAAATTTGCTATGGCGATGGGTCCGGTCCAGAAGCGGATGCCAGAACCGATCCGGGTTCAGCTCACCCACGATATCGAAGATCCTCTAATACGGCGATTCGTGCTCGATATTGTGGGGATGTTTGACGCATCCGCCAGGCGAGCACGTGTCAAGGTCGGCCAGAAGGACGCGGATCAATGGGAGATCCGCAGTCAGTCGGTTTATGAGCAGATTAAGCAGCATGAAATCAAGCTGGCCGCATCGACCATCAATGACATGCAGGCCGCGACAGCAGACGAAGCCGAACGCATTGTTGAGCAGATGCGAACCGAGCTGCTCGAAGGCCAGAAGGCAGGCGAAACGCTGGCGGCAAAAACCGAACGGCTTGCCAAGTTCTTCGCCGAAACAGCTCGATACAAGGCTCGCCGGATTGCGGTCACTGAATCGGCACGGGCACACAATTACGGCTATCTTGCGGGCACCGCAGATATGGACGTGGTCACAGGATACGAGTGGATCCTGTCGGATGATGCCTGTGACGAATGTAAGCGGATCGGTCTGGTGGATGGTCGGCCAAGGCTTGTCAAAAAAGGATCACCGTTTGCGACAGGCCAGAGCAAAGACGAATATTACGCCACGGTTCAATGTCCTCCACTGCATCCCGGTTGCCGGTGTGCCGTAGCGGGCGTGCTGGATATCGAGCAACCTGAGAAATGGGATGACACTGTCAGCGGCTGATGATACACTGATGGAACCTTATTACTTACAGGGTTGCAACATGCTTAAGATGTCAGACATTACAGTGAAATCCAGCTCAGGCGGCTTTGAAGGCTACGCCAGCACGTTTTACACGCTGGACAAGGCGGGCGATGTCGTCATGCCTGGCTGTTACAAAGATGGCCTCAATGACTTCCTCGCTGATGGATTCATCGGCGGATCCATGCACAACTGGACCGAGCCTCTGGGCAAATACACGGAAGCCTACGAGGACCGTAAAGGCCTGTACGTCAAGGGACAGTTCAGCGATGTGGACGCATCCAAGCAGATGCGAACCCTCATGCGTGACGGAGTGATCAAGAAACTCTCTGTTGGCATGGAACCACTCCAGACATCCATGGTCAGTCCTTACGAGCTGGAGCAGATCTGGGAGCAGGCGGGTTATAAGCCTGACAAGGACGACCTGCGAAGGCTGAAGGCTTGCAAGACCATCCGCCTGATCGAGAAAGCCAAACTTCTGGAGGTTTCACCTGTGACGATTCCCGCGAACGATAACGCTCGCATCATGGCTTTCAAGTCTTGGGAGTCATGCCCACCCGCATTCAAAAACTTTGTCCAGCGTGCCCTGCAATCGGCTCGCCAGATGGTGGGTGCGGATCTCAAGGCTGGTCGAGTGCTCAGCTCAAAGAACGAGATGAAACTCCGAGCCATGCTGGAAGTCTTATCCAGTGTGACAGAAGAGATTACCACCCTGGTCGGGCTGGTCAGTCAGTCCCAGATGGTGGAAGACGAGTCTGAAGAGACACCGGAGCACGAGCAGATGGAAACTCCTGAAGACGAGCAGACTGAAGACCAGGCCAAGAAGTCAGTCCCAGCGGGAGTGGTGGAAGCGGCTCGACTGAAACTGCTGATGGAACTCTCCAAATGAGCGCAGGTCTTTACACAATCAACGACATTGAACAGGGTGCCGACTGGGCCTTGTACTTGACGTTTCAAGAGGCAAACGGGACGGCCACGAACCTGACCGGATGTTCTCTGAGAATGAAGATCAAAACCGACTACACAAGCAACAACGGCACAACGGTCGCCAACCTGACATCCCCATCTGGCGGGATCTCGATCACATCGGCCATCAATGGCACGGTCACCTGCGCCATGCCTGCATCACAGACAGCCAACATCACGGCTGGCAATTACGTTTACGATCTGAAGCTGATCTCCAATACTGGCGCTGTGGACTATGAAATAAGGGGCGGGCTTGCAATCCTGCCGAGTGTGACCGAATGAGCAACTCGATTGTCATCCGCAAGAACTCCGGAAACAGCCTGACCATTGTTAAATCTGGGAGCGTTAGCACAACGCTGGTTCCAGCCACAAATACCACGCTCGGTGGGATCATCGTTGGGGATAATCTGTCGATCACGGGCAACGGGGTGCTATCGGCCCAGCCGGGTGGCGTCACAGGGTTTAATAATCGCACAGGAAATGTATCGCTGACATCGAACGATGTGACGACGGCTCTGGCATATATGCCATTAACTTCCACGACGCCTTACGGCAACATGTCGTTTACGGGGACATCAGCAGACAGTCCGTTTAACCTTAAGCTAGCAAACTCAAATGGATCTCGTTATGTTGGCATTGCTTCCGGTGGAAGCAATTACACTTACGGAAACGGAACAGTTGTACCGCAAGCCAGCTTTTTAGATTTCAACTGGGTCATTAATAACCCAAGGACAAACGGCCAGACAGATACTTACTACCCTTTCTTTAGGCTTTGGACTGACAGATCTTTCCCTGATATTAACGAGGCGTATCTTGGCTTGTACTACAATTACACGCCTAATGCGACCTCTGGGCCTTACTACAACTCTTCGTTAAGGGTGTACAAGACGAAGCTGGAGTTTTACGCATCTTCTTATACGTGGACAGATAACTCGCTGGTCACAAGGCTATACGCAGACAGTCGATACCTGACATCGGCCAATCTGACTCCATATCTGACAATTTCCGCTGCTGCTGCAACTTATCTTACATCCGCAAACCTGACCTTTGCCAACCTCACAGGCACGCCAACGACACTTGCTGGTTATGGCATCACTGACGGTTTAACCTCGGCGAATCTGACTCCATACCTGACGATTTCCAGTGCCAACGCAACTTACTCAGTCTTGGGGCATACGCACAGCATCACCAACGTGACAGGCTTGCAAACCGCACTGGACGCCAAACTTGAGACAGCCAACTTCACCTATGCCAATATTACGGGCAAACCAACTCTCGCCAACGTGGCGACATCAGGTAGTTACGCAGATCTCACAGGTGCGCCAAACCTGACGGTCTATCTGACCACAGCCAATGCCACGGCGACTTATCAGCCTCTGGGCAACTATGCCACGACATCCTGCTTGACGTTTGCGAACATCACTGGCAAGCCAACCACGCTATCAGGATACGGCATCACAGACGGCTACAGCACAAGCAACCCGTCCGGCTACATCACTGCTGGCGCAAACAGCTTCACAGGCGCGCAAAACCTTCAGGATAACGAGCTGATCAGAGCCAAACTTCGTGATTACAGCGAATCTGTCTCCAGCCCAGCGATCACCAGTGGAACGCTCACGCTGAATCTCGAAACGTCTAACATCTTCACGGTCAGCCTCAACGCAGCCATCACCACTATAACCATCACGAATGTTCCTGCAAGCGGTTCCGGTGCTTCATTCACTTTGATATTTACCGCAGACGGTACGCCCAGATCAGTCACTTGGCCTGCGGCAATCAAATGGGCTGGCGGCACTGCTCCAACAATCACATCTGCGATAGGCAAAGCGGACTCGTTCGCATTCTTTAGCTCAGACGGTGGTACAAGCTGGCAGGGTTACGTTGGAGGTCAAAACTTCTGATGTTAGCCAACATTATCCGCAATAGCAAAAAGTCTGTCGGTGGTGGTGGTGGAGGTATCGTCATAGATGGTGGCGACCCTTACTATTCAGCCGTTTCGCTGATGCTCAGCATGGATGGGACGAATGGATCGACCACGTTCACGGATAGCAGTTTAAATGCACTGACGGTGACGGCAACAGGCAACGCTCAAATATCCACAACCCAGAGCAAGTATGGTGGGGCAAGCGGATACTTTGATGGGACGGGCGATTATCTCACCCTAACAGATTCCACACAGTTTAACTTTGGCTCTGGTGATTGGACGGTAGAATTCTGGTTTTACAACTCAAATTCCGCAGACCAAAACAAGTGCTTGATAGCTTTGAATGACAACAGCAATCTCTATGCGGGCATCCGAGTCTACTATAATTCTTCAAATGCGTTAGACACCTTAATTTCCGCAACCGGAACTTCATGGTCGGTAATCTCTAATAATGCTTCGGCTAATAGCGTCACGAAAAATGCGTGGCATCACTATGCCATTGTGCGTACCGGAAGCACGTTGAAGACGTTTTTAAATGGCGTACAGTACATGACGGACAAGACCATTTCAGGGTCAGTTTTTTCGTCGTCAACTCATTTGGTTGCGGCAGTAAGAAACGGTGGAACTGCAATCGACACATTTAACGGCTACATCGACGACCTCAGAATCTCCCGATTCGCTCGCTACGTCTCCAATTTTACGCCTCCCACAGCAGCATTGCCAACCTATCAGTCATCTACAGTGGCCGATCCATACTACAATTACACATCGCTCCTGCTGCACATGGACGGGGCAAATGCATCGACAAACTTTGTGGATTCTGGGCCGAATGCACTGGCAGTGACTGCTGTTGGGAATGCACAGGTCAGTACGGCACAGAGTAAATACGGTGCGGCAAGTGGATATTTTGATGGTAGCGGGGATTATTTAACAACTCCAGCAAATTCTATAGTTCTGGGAAGCGGTGATTGGACTATTGAATTCTGGCTGTTCCTAAACAACAGTGTTGCAAGCAATCTGATCGACCAAAGAAACACGGGATCGCAATTAGCCCCATCTATCTATTATAACGGATCTTCAATTCGATATTTAACCCTTGGGGCAGATCGGATAATCGGGCCTAGCTTGCCATTGAATCAGTGGCATCACATCGCTGTAGTCAAGGCAAGTTCCCAGACAAAAATGTACGTAAACGGGACTCAAACTGGATCAACGTATGCGGATTCAAACAATTACATCGGGCCAAACTTTGCAATCGGGGCTTATCAACCGCTAGGCAACACGCCTCCAAACGGCTACATTGACGACCTCCGCATCACAAAAGGCGTTGCCAGATACACCTCAGCATTCACGCCACCGGCATCCGCATTCCCTAACGCATAAGGTGCAATCATGCAATATTGCCAAGTCAGTCCAAGCGGTCAAATCTCCGGCCCGCAATGGCTCCCACAGTCATTTACGACTGTCAGCAATTTCAACGCGCTCGATGACGCATCACTGGCGACATATGGCTATTACCCATACAACCAGTCGCCCATTCCAAGCTACAACCCTGCCACGCAGAGGATTCAGCAATCATTCACGTTTGATGGCACATCTGTATCAGATATATGGACAGTCGTTGATCTGACGGCAGAAGAACAAACTGCTTACGTGGTGGCTCGACTCACCGAAATCGGTAACGGAATCGGCTCATTCTTGGATCAGCAGGTCTCTGTCAAGCAATACGACAGCATCCTGTCGGCTACAAGCTGGACGCTTTCCAACATCACGACCTATAAGTCAGAGGGTGAAGCAGCAACAGCCTATCGGGATAGTGTCTGGGGTCAGTTCTACGATATGGTTCAGGCTGTTCAGGCGGGTACTCAGGCAGTCCCCACAGTGGGCGAGTTCTTTGCAACAATCCCTCCTCTCTGGCCTGTAAACAACGGCAACGGAACATCCAACGGAACAGCCAACGGGCCAATCTGATGACCTTCAACGCCGCCGCCAAGAACTTTGTCTTCCTGATCACAGTTGCCATCGTGCTGCTGTTGGTTGATCTGATCAAATGGCAAAGCGGCGGCACAACTTGGTCTGAAGCAATCTGGGAAGTCAATCAGCACTCTCTAGGCTTTGCACTCGGCATCGGCGTTGTACTGGGACACTGTTTTACCGTTCCGAAGGGGCTTGATAAATGACCGGAAAAGAACTGCTCGACTGGCTCCGAGGCAAACGCAAGCCAACGCCCGAAGAACTGGCCCAACGAGCGGCACGACAAGCCGCAATTGAGCGATATGCAGCAGATAGTAAGCGTCACGCCCAGTTGCTCACTCAATTGATCAATACCCCTGCTCCAGTGCTTCAAAACTATCTGGATGATCCAAATTATCGTTGGAATCCATCAGTGATCCCAGTGCCACCCAAACCAAGGCCAATCTGATGCTTCCAGTCGTCAACTACACCTATGCAGCAAGGCTCGAGCGAATCATTGACGGTGATACCGCTGTTCTGGTGATAGACTTGGGCTTTGACGTATCAACGCATCAACATGTGAGGCTCAAAGGCTACAACGCTCCTGAAATGCACAAGACGCACGCAGCAGACGGCATCAGGGCCAAAGCTGAACTAGAAATGCTGCTCTCAGGCAAGCAATTGGTGATCACGACGACCCAGGACTTTCAACAGACCTTTGCCAGATACTTGGCGGATGTGTACGTGATCCATCAAACCGGCATCGAATCCGTTTCTGAACATATGATCCAGGCTGGATTCAACGTCCCACAAGGAGATTGACCATGGGCGAAGACCAACTCAAAGAGCTGCCTCCGATACAGGGCTATGTCAATCTCCAGGAGCTGCGGGCGATTGCCCTGAAAACACTGGGCGCAAGCTCATTCCTGAACATCTTCCTACTTGTCGTTGTCGGCATGTTTTCTGAGGCTCACAAGTGGTACATCGGCCCTGGAGCCGCAGTTGTGATCCCTGTCCTGACCATGATCGCTTCAATGATTCAGGCCCGCATTGTCAGCCTGAAATACCTGAAGGACGGTGAGCCGCGATGAACCCGCCAGACGAACATCAATTCCGCGATTTGGGATGGTTGGCTGCTCCTGCATGGATGCTCTTCTCGTTCATCGAGATTGCAGGTGCGATCGCCGAAGGGAAAGGCCAGAACTACATTCATCACCTGATTGATGTTTCCCCAGGACTTGTTGCCGCTGGCATCGGTGTCCTGCACTGGTACTCCATCAAAGAATATCGCAAAGCCAAACTGGAGAACGATCTGAAGATCGCCCAGATTGAATCGGTCTCCCGCCGCCGATCCGGCCCATCGTCGGGAGACTGAAGGGTCGGATTTCTACTCTAAACAGAAAGGCAACATCATGTTCGCAGAATTTGTCATCTTTTCAGCTCAATCCTGTCAGTCTGGACAATGTCCAAAGCAGACAGTCACGACAACCACCACAATCGAGCAAAAAGAGGTCAAGGTTCAATTCCTGCCTCCCCGACCAATCAACGGCAAACCCCGGCCACCAAGATTCCTCTTGGCCAAACCTCGCGGCTTGTTTGGCCCCAAGGCGATCTATCTTTATGAAGTGGAAGCCAGCAAATGATCAGCAAGATCGTCATCCGGTTGTTGACTCCGATCATCGTGGAAGTGATCCGCGAGTTGCTCTCCAAACTGGCTAACGGCGAGCTGGTGAGCATCGACGAATCCAGCGTCAAAGCTGCGATGAATCAGCGCGAAGATTCAATTCAGGCCCAGCTCAAATCTGTGCAATGGGAGGTTGGACTTTGATCAGTCTTCTGATCGCAGTTCTGCTCGCTCAACAACCTATTCCCTCGACTCTGGTTCCGCCAGCAGCCGAGGAACGGGTCGTATTTAGCCACGCTGGCTACACCTACTTTGTGGGGAAGTCCAGCGGATCTGTCATCGCCATCGAGCAAGGTGGTGTTCGACCTATCCCGCCACCAGTACCAGACGAGGACGCGAAGCCTCAGCCGGTCACTGGAATCAAGTGGTTTTCGGTTGTTGTGGATGAATCCAAGCCGGAGCAACAAGCATGGCGAACCGATCCAGAGATCCGCAAGGCACTGGAATCGCGTGGGATCCAGTATCGCTCGTACATCGCAGGGGAAACGGACATCGACAGGCTCGGGTTTCAGTCCATCGTTGGACAGATCGGTTTACCGACCGTCATTTTGCAGGATCAAAACGGCAAGATCGTCAAGTCAGTCAGTCCCAAAACTAAAACTGACATCTTGAATCTTGTGGAGGTGATCAAATGACAAATCTTGAGTCGTGGGTCACTCCGGACGGCGAAACCCGTTACCTTGGCAACCACGAATCTTCGTTCAAGTTAGCCACAAACAAACAGCTCCCTGATATACCAGAGAGCGAGTTCAAAGCGTTTGACTTGCGGGATGACCCAAAATATCCGGTAAAGGTTAAAGATCAAAACGGCAAGGGGGCTTGCAATGGTCATGGAGCGGGAAGCAGCTTGGAAATCGGTCGTTACATTGCTGGTGCTGTTTACGTCCCTCTTAGCCCTTGGCTCATCTATGCTGATCTTTGCAATGGCTGGGATGTTGGGTCGAATATTGCAGAGGCTTTGGTCTATCTGCAAAACAAAGGGACTTGCACTGAATCAATGGTTCCGTATGGAACGATTAACCCTTCACGAATTCCTCAGTCGGCCAGAGATGACGCCAAGCGGTTCAAGGTTGAGATCGGATACAGGCTCAACACTTTCAACGATTTATGTATTGCCGCACAGCTCAGAATGCCATTTAACTTTTCTGTGCCGGTCAACGCCAACTTCAACACGCTCGACAAAGATGGTGTCCCAGGCAACCGATCCGGAATGCACAATCACGCTGTCACCGGCGGGATGGGAATGAAGCGATTGCCCAGCGGGAAGTGGGCGATCCTGATGCAAAACTCGTGGGGAACCCAGTGGGGCTGGAATGGCTACTGCTGGATCACCGAAAGGAACGTAGAAGGCAGAGGGTGGGATGCCTACTGCGTCAGTGCCACTGTGGCCGATCCGTCAAATCTTCCACCAGTTCTTGCATAATCACAAAGTCAAGTGATAATGTAGGGAGATCTTTATTCATGTCCCTTAACGGGCAGGACATGAACTTAACTTAGCCCGAAGAAAAGGTTACCGAAGCATGCAGAACTCTGAGATTGCACAGTTGCAATCCGAAGCCACCGCCCTTAAGGCTCGTGCTTCGGAACTCGTAAACAAACAAGGCCACACCGTTGACGAGGTGGCCGAGATGGGTCGGGCAACAGCTCGCCTGAGCGAAATCAACGAAGCTGTGACCAAGGCCACAGAACGCGAAAACACCGTGGCTGTCCTCAAGGCCAGCATTGAGCAAAACGAAGCATGGTCCGCACAGGTTCCTGCCTCCAATCGCCCTGGTCACGTTTATGACGTGAAGTCCGCTCCTGCTGGTGGCCACTACCCACAGCCGGGCATGATTCACCCAGGTCTGGTCAACAAGGCGTTCCGCCCAGAGATCGAACCCAAGGGCGAAACCGTTGAAGCCTACCTGGCTGAAGGCTACTCGCTCGACACAATCGAAAAGGCTTGTACCCCTGCTTACAAGCGGGAAATCCTGAAGTTCATGCGATCCGGTGGCCGTGATTACGCGGGCGCTGGTGAGATTGTCCGCAAGGCTTTCACCGAAGGTGTTGCCGCTGGTACCGCTGGTGGTGGTGCGGCTCTGGTTCCCATTCAGTGGTCCGAACTGATCATGACGCCTCCACAGGCTGGCATGCTTCAGGACGCGGTCCGCACGATCCCAACGACCACGCTCACAACTCGCTTCCCACGGGTCAAGACCACGGATACCAAGTATCCTGCTTATCCTGTGACCGTGTCGTGGGGCGGTGAAACACCTGCCAGCCCGACCGATCAAGGCTCGAACCTGACAGTCGAGCAAATCGACATCAACGTCAACGAAGTCTGGGCTTATGGCCTGTTCTCGATCAGCCTGTTGGAAGACAACGCTTACGGTCTTTCCACGCTGATTCCGGATATCTTCCAAAAGTCTTTGGCCGTGGCCACTGACCTTGCCATCATTTCCGGTTCTGGTTCCAGCCAGCCTTACGGATTGACTGAATCCGGTGTTGTGACTCAGATCACCGCCACCACAACCGGCGCCGTGATCACCTATCAAGACCTTTTGAACATGTTCTACCAGACCCCTCAGCAGTTCCGTGCTGATGGTGCCTGGCTGATGAACTCATCCACATTGGGTGCCATCGCTGGTCTGGTTGATCTTCAATCACGTCCTCTGTTCCTGCCAAACTACGGCTTCATTGGTGCCACACCTGGTGGTGGGACCACATGGGCCAACGGTAGCCTTTTGGGCCGACCAATCATCATCAGTGAGAACGTCCCGAGCCTGTCGGCCACGGCAGGCACTCTGCCTCTGTATTACGCCTCCTGGAAGGACGCTTATTACATGCTGGACCGCGTCAGCCCGACCATCAAGGTCAACGATCAACCGGCATATAAAAACGGCTCCTACGAGTTCGTCCTGCGTGCTCGTCGTGGTGGTCGTGTGGTTCAGCCTAACGCGATCCGCGTGCTGAAGAGCAAGTAATCCCCGCAGGGATGGGTCATGAATCTCCTCACATGGCCCATCCCGACCTTTTTTATCAGGTTACTGCACGATGCCCATCAGTCCTCAAGTCACTTACATGTATCCGCAGCTCGCCAACTTGGCGCCGGGTCCATTGCAGGCTTTGGCAAATGCGGCTGAGACTTATCTGGTTCAGGCATTGGGCCGCGAGATTTCATCAGGCACAAAAACGCAAACGTTCACTGGCAAGAATCAAACTTATTTATGGCTGAGTGCAACGCCAGTTTCCGCAGTCACTTCTGTCGTCTGCAGTGGAAACGCACAAGATATCAACGCTCTGCACTGGGACTCTGAAGGACGCCTGACGCGACAAAACAAAGGCTTCTGGAATCAGCTCCTTGGCTGGGATCCCGGTATCTCAAATATCGTGGTCACCTACACGAGCGACGGTCTCGACCAGAACACACAAGACATGCTGATCGGTGCGGTGATGACCTGGATGCTGGACATGCAGAACAAATCCTCTGTGGCATCCTCAGAATCCATTGGCGATTACAGCTACACGCTCAATACAGCCTTCATGAAGGGTTTGCCACCTTACATTTCCACCCTGATCCAACCTTATCGCGTTTATACCGCAGGGTGATGCTATGGCAACAAATGTGAAAATGACGTGGCGTGGCGACAAATACAGCCAGTCTGTTCACCGGGAGCTGGTCAAAGCCATTGAACGATCAGCAATCAAGGTGGATTCGACCACCAAAAAGATGCTGAGCGTCTCCGGCGCTTTCCCTGGTCAACCATCTCCAGCCGGTGAACCACCGCACAAGCAGTCAAACAACTTACGGGTTGGTATCGGCTTTCAGTTATCCAATGACAAGCTGTCAGCCAGAGTAGGCCCAAGAGACTTGATGGTCTATGGTCGAGTCCACGAATTTGGCACCAAAGCAGAAGGTGGAAACCTTCCCGCAAGACCATTCCTGCGACCATCGTTTGAAAAGTGCTTGCCTTGGATTAAGCAGGTCATTTCCAACGCGATGAAGAAAGCAGGTGCGTCATGAGCCTGCCATCACACCTGCTCAACGCCACCGCAACGATCTATCAAGAAACCAACGGGCAAGGCCAGTTTGGTCAGGCTACGCAAACGCTTTTAAAACTGGGATCGACTCGATGCCGGGTGGATCAAAAGTCGAGCTATCGCTACGTGGAAGACGGCAATTTCGAGCAGACGCAAGGGCGGTACATCGTCTATCTGCCCAAAGAATACGCTCAACCCATTGAAACCAAGTTCTGGCTGAAGATCGTTTCGGATTATGGAGTGACATTCACCGGACAGGTGGATTCTGTGCGATACCCCGGCCTGTCTGGACACCATACCGAAGTTAGCCTTGTGAGACGCAAACCGGCACTGGCGGTGCCAGCATGAACAATCTTCCAAAGATGATTGCCGATTACTGGGCAGCCAATCGCGGCGCACTTCCCGCCCTTTGGCTGGAATATGCTCCGGCGTCAGATGATCCGCCCGTGGCAGTTTATCGGCCTATGGGCTTTTCCAGAGACTACGCCAATGTTGGCTTGATGATGGATACCCACAGGTACAAGTTCGACATGCTCGACACGGACCCTGTCGCAGCCTACGAAAATGGATTTAATGCCATCACGCTGCTCTATGCTTTCACCTGTCCAGGACTGATTGTGGTCAGTGCTGAGCCGGATGACTTTGCGACCCCGTCGGAAACTGGCCAGGCGAATGTCTGGTGCTTTGGATTCAATGTCGATTTCAAGATCACGCCCAGCTAAAGGACATCACTATGGCCATAAAAGGCAATCCGCAAACGTTTAAAGGTGGCACCGTACTGCTGACTCCAATCACGGCAAACGGCGTGATTCAGGCGAATGCGACCGCCATCAGCCTGATTATCAAGTCAGGATCTTTCGACGAGTCGGTCGAATCGGCAGAAGCGCCCACCAACACAGCCGGTACTTTGGTGGCCTCTGGAAACGAAAAGGTTTCGATGGAGCTTTCCGGTTACATCTCGCAAAGCAATATGACCACGCCATTCGCCAACGGCACAACGTGGAACCTGAAGAAAGGTGATTATGTCACCGGCAATATTACGATTGGGAGCATGAACAAGGTTGGCACGTTCATGATCACGGATCAAAAGCACAGCCTTGATCCAAACGACATCGTAAATATTGATCTTTCGCTGACCAATCACGGCGACCTGACCACCAACAACATGACCATCCTGGCCAACTAAGGGGTTTTATGCCTGTCTTTCATTTGAATGAGCTTGGTGATGATTTCATGGAAGTGCAGGCAGGCGGGACCACTTACCGCCTGTCTCCTTTGACTTTGGGCGGAAGGTCTCGCCTTCAGGCAGTGGTAAGGAAGCTCGCAGACAATCCGATGGACCTGAGCAAAGAGGCCATGCGTGACATGCCGCCTCAAGTGGCCGCTGAGATCTTCAATCGGGCCTGTCAGCGAAGAGCCTATTGGCCACCAGCCATCGACTCGGAAGACGGTGTGGCTCTGATTCTGCGATCTTTGGAACTACAAACCGCAGTTGTGGGTGAAATGCTGGCAAAATTTCAGCCTGAACTGACCAAAGATCAGGTGGCCAAGCTGGTTGAAGGAATGGACCCGACAGCCTTTGCCACACTGGCAACCTTTGCATGGACCGGCAAGAGGCCAGACGACCCAAACCATCCAGCGGATCAGGCGACCCAGTCAACTGGCACCTCTTGATCCGCCACCTCGTGACAGAGTTCCACATGCCTTATCGGGACGTAATGGACCTGACACCGCTGCAAGCCATCGCTCTTGTAACACCTGAATCAGATCCACCAGGGTTGTTGCAAACGCACACCAGGTTAGAGCTGATCAACTCGATTAAGGAGATTTATAAGCATGGCTGGTAACGAAATCTCCAATCTGTATGTCAAGATCGGCACCAATCTTTCAGGCTTGACCTCTGGACTATCCAAAGCCTTTGGAGCAGTGAGCGGGTTTGCCAAATCGGTTGGTGCGGTTGCTATCGGAAACCTGATGGCAAAGGGAATCGGCGGAGCTTTTCAAGCCGTTGCTGGGAATATTGGCAGCAGCATTGAAAATGCCAGCACTTTAAACGAAACGCTTTCCAAAACAGATGTGCTGTTGGGCAATAGTGCAGAGTCCGCCAAAAAGTTTGCGGCAGCACTGGCATCAAAAGGACTTGGATCACAAGCGGAGGTCTTAGACAGCTACCTGAAAACAGTCACAGCCCTAACCAATCAAGGTATGTCAAAAGAGATGGCTCAGGGGCTGGCTGAGAAAGTGGAACTCCGAATTGGTGATGTGGCATCTCAGGACAATGCCGACCCAAATCAGATCAGAGCCGATATGGCGGCGGCAGCGGCTGGAGAATATCAGGTGCTGCGGAAGTACGGAGTCGATGCTTCAGCCGAGGAGCAGCAGGCGTCTGGCAAATCTCGGTCGCAGTACGCCATGGATAAGTTTCTTGCCAGAACGCAAAGAGCTGAAGGTGATTTTGACAGGACCAAATTTGGCTATGCCAACCTTGGGAGAGCGGCAGACACTAAAACCACATCCGCATCCGCCAGGATCGGCCAAGACCTTTTGATTGTGGGGCAAGCCTTCCAATACTTTCGTGGCCGATTCATGGACACCATCATGAAGGTGGCCGAGGGTGGAGCATTCAAGAAGCTCGGCGAAAACATTTACACCGCGTTTTCGTATGTCGCTCTGGCGGCTGAAGCCTTGATTGAACCGATTGTGAACGCCCTTACCAACGCTATGGCTTCTATTGCAGGCTTTGCCGCTCAGGTGGCCGCGTATCTGGCCAACCCTTTGGACACATGGCGATTGATCGTTAACAATATCGCAATCACGTTTCTCTCGATCTGGGAGACGTTGACTGGCATCGCCAATAAACTCAGTCTTGGCCTGATTGCCAAGGCTGATATGGGCGACGCCAAGCAGGGGCTTGCCGAAGAGAACGAAGCCGCAAAAGCCCGCATCGCTGCATCCAAAGAGGCATACGACAAACAAGTCTCTGACATGAAGGAGAAGTTCACCGCCACGGTGACACCTTCAGCAAGCAATGCCGGCGCGTTAGGGATGAACGCTCCTGCCGCGACCAGCATGAAGGCCAGCTCCTCCGCCTTCAACTCGCTGCTTTCTGGCGTATTTGCTCAAAAGCCAGACAAGCAACTTTCCGTGCTTGAACAAATTGCGACCAACACCGCACCCAAAGACACCGGCGTTTCCACTGTGACGAAGAAGACAACGCTGGCCACCGGAAGTGCGCCAACGGCCTTGGGAGGTTTTGCCGGATGAAAATCTTTCCGCTCTGGATCCCTCACACGGATGGCTTTGGATATTCCGGTGAAGCAAACACCCTGACCTACTCAGGCCGCTGGCGGGCACCTTACACCACAGAGACACTCACCTACGCTCGGAACCTGATCGACCCGGCTGGCCGATTCCTTGCCGCAGCAAACGCCACATTATCAACCCCATCGCCAACGTATGCTTTCAAGGAACAGATCGAGCATTCTCTGATCCCCAGCCTGACAGCTCAGCGGATGTCGATCAAACCGTTAAACGATTTTGCAGCCAACGTTATGGACTCTGTCTCAGGCAATTCCGGCGATGGAATCTGGACCTCGAATGCAACGGCTCAGAACATCATCCAAAACGCGGGCAACTGCATTGTGGATGTCGAGTGGATGCTGAAGCCGATCAATTCGTTTGGGATCAACTGCGCCTACGTTTCGGTCAACGGAACAGGCGAGTTCCAAGAGATGGGCGCTGACAGGACTGGGTATTGCATCCAAGACACGCGGACTTCGACAGGCACCATATCCAATTCGACATTTCCGCTTGATACACCCGGCAAAGATGGCTTGTCCATCATCACGTCCAGCACACCCTCAAACACCACGAGCTGGGCTAATTCGACATGGTCCTACTTGCAGCTCTACCCGCTGTCAAAAGGTCAAACCCTGATTGAGCCAAAAGACTCCATCACAATTGAATATCCGTGGGTGGCTTCCAGTCGGGTCAACCTTTCCTTGATGCGGTCCCTGCGTGGAAAGATCAACTTACACGACACTGTTCAATGGCCAGCAGGCTCGCTGCTTTATGAGGGGTCGGACGTTGAGTCTGCAATCTCACCACTTGGGATCATGGGCTATAAAATCACGCACCACTTCACCGCCAAAGATCGAGATTGGAACCTGATTCCAATCACACCATCCGCAGCGGCAGGCACGTCGAATATCACATGGAAGCAAACCAGTTATGGTTGGGCCACCTATCGTCCTCCGATGATGACCAGCAACGGATCAAATACCACACTTCAACCGGCTGGCATGTATCCAAACCTGACGCTCACCAACAACTACGACAGCTACTTGAACCGTGTTTACCAATACGCTGACTTCTGGACATCCGCAGCCGCAACCTTGTTCTTCTACGGATTCGACCCCAACGCCACCTGGGCAACACCTGCCGTTTGGCCTTACCCCTGAGGTTGACCCATGCCAGGCATCGTTTATACAAATACGGTTTTCACTGGTGCCGGACTCAAGAACCTTGCAGGCCAGCGAGTCTCGTATCAATGGTTTGGATATGCGATTGATCCGGGCGACGGATCCATTCCGACCACTTTGACTTCGATCTTAAACGGCACGATGTCCATCGAGAAAAATACACCCGTGGCCACAGCCCCCACGACAGCCTTCAACGGGTTTGTTGATGGCTGGTCGGAGTGCACCACCATTTCAGGATCGGTCGAGGGTTACATTCAACCTTCTTCTGTCGTTCCAACGGTTTCCGGTACCGTGACACCTTTCACATCGCCTCGATATTATTTCAAGGTCTTGGTTGGCTCAGTTTACTATGCGGGTTTTGGCTACTTTTCCAATGCCAAAATCAGCGCCGATGTAAACGACATCGCCAAGATTGCATTTGATTTCACCTTGGTGGGAATCCCTACCACTGCTCAGATGGCAGTCGTCACAGGAGGAGCGGCACCGCCGACAACATAAGATGAGCCGAAAATCTTTAAACGTCTCTGGCATGCGTGCCTGCGTCACTCCTAACGGACTCACACTCCAGCAGATCAGTGACGGTGAATTCCTGATTAAAGTCACAGCCAAAACTGTGGTTAATGGTGTCAGCCAGTACACATGGACGCAGGTGACACGAGCCAGTGATGGTAGTTATCAGGACAGCACCCAAAGCGGTGGACCCGGCTATGATCCTGCGTTTGAATTAAATAATCAGGACGCCACGCTTGGATGGGTTTATCGTGCCAAGCGAGATCAATCCACTGGCCAACCGCTTTTTTTTTGAGAGCAAATTCTTGCACAGCTCCCACCGACCCCGGCTGGCCAGTCAGCCTGTTTGGTTTTGGCGGCTTGATGGAGTTTGTGTATCTCGACCAGGTTGACGCCTATGGCAATTACTACATCAATCCATCGGTGCCTGATAAGACACCTTTAAAGCACATTCAGGACTGGCGTGTGGCCGTCATGAAAGGTGATGACGGTAACACGTATCAAATTCGTGGATACTCCGGTTGGTATTTTCAGGCCAGCGCATCGACATCCGATTTAGACATCAACGCCACAGCCAACGATGAAATGGACGTTGTATACGGACGAACCGACTGGCGGGATTTTGTCATGTGGTGGGCCAATAAACCCGCAGGATACGCAAACCCGACCACAAGCACAGGGTACAAATTTTACGGTTTGGAACACCTGTTTATGGGCCTCACTGAGTTTGGCGGACATTATTTTGTCTCAGATGGTTACACGCCAACAGGAAGTCCGCCTGGAACCATCTATTTTGACCGATACCCCGGCCCGATTCGCATGAGCTATTTATACGGACCACACGGCGACAACACCGACCACAAGATTTACCACACGATGAAAATGGAATTGCTGAGCAAATGCACCATTGAACTGAGCGGCCAAACGCCAACGATTCAAAACTGGAGTAATCTGGGATCGCTTATTCCGGCAGGCAACAAAGTGAAAATCACGCCGGGATCAGACACCCTTTTAATTATTGATGGTCAACGTGGCATCCGCATCCGTACCAACGGCTGGCATGCCCACTTTGGCGATCACATTATGAAAAACACGATCTCTCGGCAGTTCCGTTGGGGTGGCCACACGGAATGGGTTGTTGCCGCTGGTTTCTCTCCATGGCCTGACGAGCCAATCCAAGGAACATATTTATATTCAACCGATTCGACCACAGGCGTGACCACTTACGGATCCACATTGCAACTGGCTGGATATCACCATTGGTACTTGCAGCAGTGGTGCGATAATTACCCTGGTCGGATGGATCGGTACAACATTCAAGCCAAAGCCAGTATCTGGTACAAACGCACGACTCCAAGTTATCCCAACTCATGGAGCCTTCCCGATCCGCATCGGGTCGTGAAAGGGACTTATGATCTACCAGTCGCTGACGAAGTGGTTTATAGCAGTGCCGGTGTCTTTGAAACCATGCACGAACCACCTGACCCCGTGTTCAATGTCGATGCCAGTTTTGCCGACTCGATTGGAATTTCATTCTCATTCACTCAGGCTTCCAATAATTGGCAGTACGTGCATATTGAATTCTTTTCTGGCGGTTCACTGATCGGTTCAAAGTTTCTGAAGTTTGACCAGGTATCAACAGGCACCTCCTCTGGATATATCACTTTCACAGAACAGATCCCGTGGAAGCGTGCCACCGATAACGGACACTGGAGCGGCGGATATCCTGGCTCCGGTGAATATATACCAAATACTGCCGAGACTGGAGCCGCTGAATACGCCAACGAGGGAAACATGCTCTGTTTGCCGTTTGGAACGCGATTGCCATCCATCCTGCCAACATGTGGTATCCAGCTCACCACCATCGGATCGGCTGGAGTTGCTTTTACAGCGGCCCCTTACAGCACTCGCAAAACCACAGGCATCAGCAGCGCCTCGATTGCGTGGGGCGATGGATCATCCAGCTCCGTCACACTGGGCACAGCCATCAACCACACCTGGGCCAGCGTGGGAATATATACGGTAACCTGCATTGTCAATCATGCCGATGGCACCACCGATTCAGCAAATACTTACGTGACGGTTGAATAACAAAAAGCAAATTAAAACCCGCCAAAATTACACCTCGTAAAACCGGCGGGCAGCAACCGATGTCTAAGCGCATATGTCCGTAGCTGTCCAAGCGACCTCCTTTGTTTGCTGATCACTGGTGGGCGAACATACCCGCCAACAATCCCGCTCTGGCCTTCGCCAGTTGTGTGAGATTGGATTATATCAGACCTGAAAATTTGTTCCATAGTTAACATAAAATATGAAGTATGTGATGTCACAAGTCGATAATCAGGTTAGGCGGAATCACTTGTCACTTGCATGGAGGCCAAACACATGGCATCTTGGACTGTCACACTATCGTTTTTCGGGGCCAGCATCACTCTGGCCCAGCAACCTGGCGAACAAGACTCATGGACGGACCCAAACGAGCCGGACGACCTAAAACCCGAGAGGCCAAACCGCCGACGAAGACGGCCAAGCTATCGGATGCGCCGGGGCGTGCGTCCAGGTTCACAATCTCGATCAGCTCAGAGCAACGCATCAAACTGGCGAACATGGCTGAAAGAAACGGTATCTCTGAAGCCGAACAGATTCGGAGGCTGATTGATGAAGCAAAGTTATAAATAAAAAATGCCAACGTGTCCGCTGGCATTGGGCCAAGGATAGAATCCTTGGGGAGGCTTTAGATATTATCCACATGAATGATGCCTCATGCAACCGAACCAGCTTCAGACCACGAAATCCAGTCTAGATTTGGCCAGACTCTACGAGTAATTGACAGGGCTGTTTTTTGAATTTGAAGAAACAGAGACATGAAAATTAGTAGAGATACGATAGGCACGCAGAGCAAGGAGAGTACAGGCGATCGCTTGACAGCCTGAGCGGCTATAAGAACATGATACTCACGATGAACTTCTTTTAAGTGGTTAGCGACTTCCAAAGGCAGGTCGGCAAGCGAAGAATCCCAAAGTCCCTGAAATTCTCTTACGAACTGATCGTCTTCTCGGTGCGATGAGTGATCTATTGCAACCAAAAGAAAGTAAAGCAAACTGGTTCGATCACCAAATCGAATGCCACCGTTGATCATGGTTCTCAAGATTCGATAAGCCGGATGTTCAAAGCTAATTTTTCCTGATCCTGCATAGTCGAAAAATTCATCGCGGAGCTTGAACAAACTTTGCCTGTGGCTATCGACTAACTGCTTTGAATACGTTTTCGTCGAAACGTAAAATAAGGCAGCCAATCCAATCCATGTAAAAGGCGCCATTTTTATATCCTGTCTCTAGGGTTCGTATCGCCTGACGGCGTGATCTCGCTTGAAGTTCGGCTCGGATCTATTTTCAGTTCAAGGCCAGTGACTCGATTGGTCAATCGTTCCGTGGTTTCTTTTCTGAGTCTTTTTTCGGAACGGTAGAGAAGGAAGCATCGACCGGCCACGGAATAAGCGATCACCTGTTTATAGTCTATGCCAAAAAACGCGTTTACGCCAAGGTCAGCTAGAGTGGTTTTACCGGCAAGTGATTCAACAGACACTTTGGCAAAATAGGCCATTACCGTAAAACAAAGCCAAGGGAAAGCCTGACTGCAGAATTTGAATATGTAAAGGTTTCGCCTATCGCGAGACCGAATCTTTTCTATTTCCAATTCGTTTTTCGTCAATTTTGACATTCAACTTGTGTCCGCTCGCATGTCTGCTCTGGCACGTAATCACTTTTTTAATATACAGCATAACGTAACGCACGTTGCAAAAAATCAACATCCTTTACAAGCCCTTGCCTCAACTACCCCCCCCCCCCCCCCCCTTGAATTAGGTTGCGTAGGTTAACGAGTGGGGTGTTCATCCGAGTTTCTCCGCAACTTCAATCACAAGCGCCATGTCCTTCTCGGCATAGACTTGCGTAACATCCGCATGTTGATGACCTAACGCGACCTGGGCGGCATGTAACCCAATCTCGGATCTGACTCTCGTAGCAAAGGAGTGGCGGATCCGGTTCGGCGACCATCTTGGAAGTCCGGCCAGTGCGGCAGCGTCACCAACTCGCTTTCCAAAACTTGAAGCAGTGTAGGCATCACCCGCAATCTTCAGAGGTTTATCAACCGTCCTGTCAGACTGTGACGGTTGAACTTTAGTTTTACGGTTTACACGCATCATTGCGCGTCTCTCCGCTTCAGATTCGGCTGGCGAAAAGATTGGCTTGTCAGGCGGTCTATCCACCCACTGCAATAAAACTTCTTGCGCCTGCTTCCCAATTCCAATATGTCGCTCAATATCTTGATAATCCGTTTTGTGCTTGTTCGGCGAATAAATCCAGACGGGCTTGGATCGGTCGATGTCTTGCCAGGTGATCCGGCAAACTTCGCCTGGCCTCATGCCGGTATGCCACATGAGCAGGACCATCGACCACACCTGACGTGAGACATGAGGTTTAATTGCAACAACATGTTCCCAACAGACAGGCTTCACTTTCTCTGGTTCACGAGCCGCAGACCTGCGTTTCTTCAACTTCTCCAAAGCTCTGAGCGCGTCCCAGGACGATGCCGGGATTCGCTCGTTTGAAACTCCCCAGCGGAAACACCGGACAACATATCGCTGATACTTGGTAATAACTCCACGAGTCAGAGGTTTTCCGGTATTGCCTTTAACAATCCACATCTCTCTCACAGCGGTCATCTGAGGTGCTCGAAAATCCTTGGCAGGGATTGAGCCAAACAAGGCGACAACCCCACGCAAGGCCAGCTCGTGGTTGCGTGGCTCAGATGATTCAACATCATATTGCGTTTTAATCCACTTCAAGAATCCGTCCACGAGTTCTTTGGTAGATACCAAACTATCGGGTTCAACTTTGATTTTCCCCGTTGCAAAAAAGAGTGCCAGAGTTTGCTGGTAGGCAGCAAGGCTTTCAGGAGTGCCATGTTTTCCCAAGTAAACAGTCACATCGCCCCAGCAAGTGCGAGCATTGCCGGTTTTCTTGTGTAACATGTAATTGGGTATAGTGTTACGCTTGCGTCCCATGAGTTCAAAGAATTCGCTAGAATGGTAACTTACCATTTTATCCCCTCTGTTTTCCGGTTTTAGTTGGGAAGGCAGGTGGAATATAACATACTATTTTCAGAAGGGTTAGAAAAAGTGCCCCCTGAAGGACTCGAACCTTCAACCCGCTGATTAAGAGAATCACGCAAGGCTTATTTGATAGGGTTTGATGACGATTTTGTACCAAACTATTCGGTGGTTTGCCGAATCGGTGTTAGTTAGTGGAGCTTACAGTTTTTGGCTTTGGTGATGGTTTCACCAGCTTTTCAAAAGCCAAGGCGTTATTCTCCAACTTGTCTATCCACGTTTCCTGCCCAGACGCATAAAAACCCGCAACTAGGGAATTTATGAAGTCCTTTTCCGTGAATGACCTGCCGTTCAGTTCCAAGCGATTCATCTCGGCCCAACCGACAATCTGTTTGATCGCACCATGCACAGCATCAGGAGCGGCAAACGAAATTTTTCGGTCTGGGAGAGATGTGAGCCGCTTCGTTACGGCCATATGACTCTCCTTGTTTGAGTTGATAGGTATCATGGTTACTACGCTCCTTTATACTATTATGTGTTTTCCCCAAAGTCAATTGTACAGTAAAGGTGGTTTGTGACTAGTGCCGAGTCCACAACAATCTTTTGTGTCGTGGCAAAAAAGCCACCTTTTAGGTTGAAAGTACCAAGATACCTTGGTATATTTTCTTAGTCGGTTAACTAAAGCTCAAACACGGAGAAGAACTGTGCCAAAGAAAAAGCTCATACTCTATGTCGATTCCAATGTTTATGCCGCGATTCGCAAGCAGGCATACGACACGGAACAGTTTCGTAGCCACATCATTGAGTCGATACTGGCAGACGCTTTAGGAGTTACGCTGAGCGACAAGCCTAAAGCTAAACAGGAAGAAGTAAAGGTTTAACTTGTGACTAAAACAACACCAAATCTCTACAGCCAGTCTGTCAAAGCTGGCCTCACTTGGGAATTGCCACTTGGCACTATTCGCGGCCAACTTGAAGAACCTGGGCCACGGTTTGTGGATCCTTATGACAAAGAAGAGCGGGAAGCGATTCAGGCTCTTTTAAAATTAGAGAAAGGCTGAATGCTATGTCTTGGCCTGAATATTTTGACTCCTGCTCAAACAACGATATCTTCGCGTCCTTTGAAGCAATGGCCAAGATCGGTTTATTGCCAGTCGTTATCGGTGAGGATAAGAAGGGCAAGATCAAACGCCCGATGGCTGCTGCCGGCGAAGCCTGGCAGAATATCACAACTGATGAATGGAGGACTCGGCTGATCAAGTACCTGCAAAACGGTGTTCCTGTTGGTATTGGATGCAAGCCGGTCGGACATGTCGTGATTGACGTTGACACTCTGGATAAAGACACAAGGCGACTGCCAACCGCTTGGAAAGAGGCGGCGCAGCTTTTGTTTGGGTCCGACGACTGGCCACGTTCGATGGTGTCCAGAACTGAGGGGGGCGCTCACGTCTGGTTTGTGGTCACAGACTCGATTATGAAGGCTTGGAATCGCGAAGGCAAACTGAAGATTTATCTTTCGTCAGGAGACGCAATCGAAATCTTTGTGGGTTTGGCGGACAAAGGGAGTCAGGTTGCCTGTGCTCCAAGCGAAGGCAAACGAATATCTATCCCAATGGAGCCGATTCCGCTGCCTGAATCGGCAGAGCAAGCCATCTTGCGTGCACTCACGCGACCAGAGAAGACAAAGGATGAATCGTCGAAAGTCATCGGCAATGTCTCCAGTGATTACGAATGGGCGAAAACGGTACTTGCTAAAGGATATCTGGATACTGAACTTGCCGACTATGACAAGTGGTTGGCTGTTGGCATGGCGCTTACCCACAAGTTTGGCGAAGAAGGTGCTGAACTTTGGGAGGAATGGTCAGCTCGTCATGACAAGCACATTGATGGCGAATGTGGAGTTAAGGTCAGATCGTTTAAACGGACTGACGGCGATAAGCAGATCCGGTTTGGCAGTTTGATCCAGATCGCCAAGGCTAACGGCGCAGCTGCACCGCAACTGTCAGTTGAGCCGTTGCCGACAGAGTTTTTTGAAGGATTGCCAGACGCAGCAAACGCAACGGACATTCTCGGATTGATGAAAGAACGAACTTGGCTTTGGGGCAATCCAGAAACCAATGTTGGCTGGTTTGTCAAACGTGGCCTTCACCTGGTGGAAGGCAAGGAAGGAACTGGGAAAACGCGATGGCTTATGGATCTGTGCCGCAGATGGTCAAATGATCTGAAGTGGCCAGACGGCACAAGCATCGAGATGGACATTGATTCTAAAGTTTTGTTTGTCGCTGCCGATTCGCACTGGGATCAGGTTGCGATGTGTAGCGAATCCTTTGGGATCAATCCTGAGAACGTGATCTTCACGGGTCCAAAGAATGATCCTTATGGGTTCACAAACCTAGACGACCCCAAGACCATCGCAATCATTCGACACTGGTGCGAGCGATACAAAATTGGTCTGGTGGTGATTGATACCCTTATGGCTGCATCCTCGCGTCCTCTGGTGGATCCGCAGGAGGTCGCCAAGATTGCAACACCACTTCGCGAACTGGCTCGCGAAATGAATGTAGCGGTTGTTCTGGTCGGCCACTTGAACAGCCAGGGCGAAACATGGGGACGGGCGATGGGGCGAACTTGTGACAATGTGATTCGGATGGAAGCAGAAGACCACGACGAACAAAGCATCACTATCAAATCCGTAAAGGCACGATGGAATAGATTTGCCTTGCCAGTGATCCAAGGCCGTCAGGGTGAATGTGGGTGGGAATACTCAACGACCGGATCAGACAGCAGTGATGATAAGCAGGTAAAGCCACGAGCGGCAGCGGAAGAAGCAATCAGGAAGTATCTTACGACCTTTGGAAAAGCCGCTTGGGGAGAGATACAAGCTGAACTTCAGGAGAACTGTCACACCAAGAGCACCGTCAACCGAGCTTTAAAAACGATGGTCTCAACTATGGAACTCATGACTTGGGATGAAAAATATCCTTCTGGGAAATCATGTAGTTTCTATCAACTTGACCCAAAGTTCCAGTTCCAAACAGAGAGTTAGTTCCAAGTTCCAAACAGGGGTTTATATACCCCCCTGTGTTGGAACTAACTAGGCTGGAACTAAGTTGGAACTAAGTTGGAACCAATTAAAAATAGATGTTTCGTGAAATGTGGAACCATTTTGGAAGTAGTTTCACCACGGTTTGGAACTAAGGGGTGTGAAACTAACTTTGGAACCAACTTTATAAAGACACCTTTATGTTTTATCAAAGAAAGTTTTTTTCATAATTTTATGTTTTTGGTATTGAAGGTGGAAAGGTGGCAAGGTATAAATATACGTGTCGCCCAAATGGTGGCAATCCAACCAACAACTCTTCACCGAGGTATCCAATGAACGTTTTGCTTGACCAAGAACTATCGGATGACCATCAGGCCCGTCTCCGTGACGGGCTGAGGGACTATGACAACCAGTGCATTGAGGATGAACGCATGGCACAGGATCTTGCCAACCGTTACGAATCTGTGAGGCGGCAGGAAGAAGAGCAGATCGCTCGCCTGCTGGACACGATGTTCCAATCCGAACAGCGTCTTATCTGCACAATCCAAGGTGGTCGCCTTAATGACGACGATGTTGCTAATTGCTCGCATGCGGCTGTGACCATCGCCAGAGCACGTTCTGTGATTCAGGAGATGATCCGATGAGAATTACACGCGCCGATATCAAGGCGTTAGAGGTCAAGATTGTTAGCCTCAAAAGCCAACTGACAACGCTTACCTGGGCGGCTCACATTCCGCTTTCTTTGTCTGATTCTTACGGCTCGCCCATGACACCGCATGATGTTGCTGTCCTGAGAGCGGAAGTTAAAGCCTCTGAAGCGTTACTGGAGTTAATCTGATGAGTACAGACACTGACTGCATCAAGGCCGAGCTGCGGGACATTGTTGCACGCACTTGGGAGCAACAAAAGCTGATCAACCGTGTGATGTCACAACGGTTGGAGCGAACACAGGAGACCATCGACGATTCTCGCTGGATCCTAAAATTTATCTCGCTTGCCGAAGCTGGCCAGAAACTCGATTGGATCGAGTCAGAGCTGAGCTGGCTGGAAGAGGACGGGTTACCCACTGTCCGCAAGCATTTAGTTGATCACGCTATCAGCCTGGCAAAACAGGCAATAGCCAACAACACACCGTCATTGGTGTAACTCGGTGAACCCTGGGCCAGCTTGTTTGGCCCAGGGGAGTTTTTCCGGCTCCACAACACCCTCTTTTTAACACGAGGAAATATCATGCCGATCCCAACACTGACTGCTGCTGCTCCAAAGAAAAAGTATGAGCTATGCCCTGAAGGTTCATATCAAGCATGCCTGACTCGCGCCTATTACTGCGGCACGCATGCCAACAAGTTTGACCCCAAGAATCCGCCTCAGAAAAAGATTGTCTTCATGTTTGAGCTGGACGAACCATTGTCTGACGGGTCGGGCAATCATGTCATGTCAACAACCGTGACATTCTCACTCAATGAAAAGTCTGGACTCACCAAACTGCTCAAGCCAGTGATGGGATCCAGTTACCCTGACAAGCCTGGCCAGAATCTGGATATCAACAGCCTGCTGGACATGCGGGTGATGGTGGGTGTCACTCACTCCAGCAATGGCGACAAGAAGTACGCCAACATCTCTGGATTAACGCGGGTGCCACGGGGCATGGTGCCATTCAATCCCACGATGGACTCCTTTGTCTGGTCGTATGACGACCCTGCTGACAAACGGGTGCCTGAATGGGTTGTTAAGTTTGCGGCTGAGTGCAACGAGCTGGGCGGAGTAAAGACACCGTCAAAGCCTGATGCCACCCGCACCAATGGTCACGCCATTGACCATGCGTACGACAGCATTGACGGGGTTCCTTTCTGATGGCGACCTCTTTGCAGATCATCATCGCTGCCAGAACAGGTCAATCTGTTCTGGCGGGATCTGAACGAGCCAGGCACCGCGAACGACTGCTCGCGGAAATGGACAACGTGAGATCCGCCGATCCGGCATATCTGCTGACTCACAATGTGCGATGGCGGCAATGGATTAATGCGGAGCTGCTCGCGACCAGAGCGACATTGAGAGCGGAACATTCAGAGTGGACCGAAGAAAAGCTGGATTGGGAAACCTCTCCTTACGCTCCTGAAAAGCTGGTAAGTGTTGGTAAGGGCAAAGACGGGACTGATTTTCTTGTAGGCGAATCGCAGGCAATGGGCCGGTGGTCGCCTTATCCTGGCATGACATGGGACTAATGATGACAAAGACGCAACTCGAATATGCTCTTGAAGATATGCAACGCATGATAAAAAGGTGCACGCCAGTTTTGACCAGTGCACCTGGCGAATATATTGCAGCACAAGAGGAAGCCATGATCAATCGCCTCTCTCTGGATGTCACCAGAGCTTTGAAAGACTTGAGAGCAGAGGCGACCGAAACGGTCCCGTCAGGTCGCTAAGGGTTAGTGAGGCTTTCGACGCCTGATGGTTGGTTGGACGAGAGCGACGGCATCTGTGGCGTACCTCATGAGCGCAATCAGCAACTGAGCAGATGTCAAACGGAATTCAAGGACGGGCGTGATGGCCACGGATGGCAATTTGTCGCGGCTGGGCAATAGCTCCTTCAAAAACGGGCTTTCGGTAGGTTCGATTCCTACTCGCGACTTGTCAGGGGTTAAATCCATCCTGCTGACAGACTCCTAGTTGGTGCAATTCGAGTTTGTTCATGGGCAATCAGCCTGTCGAACTCACAAGGATACCAGGGGGAGTTGACCGACCATACTCGCGCCGGGAGTTTGACCACTCCCGGCATCAAATCAAACGCATCACGGAGGTTACAGCCATGCTTGTGCTATCACGGAAGAAGAATGAAACCATCGTTGTCGGCAATGCACGGATCACCATCGTTGAGATTCGTGGCGACAAGATCAAGGTCGGCATTGAGGCTCCGATGGAGGTCAATGTGGATCGGCTGGAAGTTTGGGAAGCGAAACAACGGAATCACATTTCAACAGAAACGAGCAGCTCATGAGCCAGTATAATCGTATCGCAAATACTATCGAAAGTTCTAGCAAGCCAGAATCTTCGACAATTGCAAATAAGATAGTAATTACACCGCTGATGGCAAAGGCATGGATTACAGGCAGTAAAGATTTCCGGAACCGAACTTTAAACCATGCTTTGGTTAAAAGTTATTCCGAAACCATGAAGAGCGGACTTTGGAAATATAATGGTGAGCCAATCATTCTCGACAAACAGGGCGATGTCATAAATGGTCAGCATCGTCTTCATGCTGTTGTATTATCTGGGGTAAGTATCCAATCTCTTGTTGTCTATGGTGTGGACAGAACAACGTTTGACACTATGGACAAGGGGAGAAGAAGGTCAAACTCTGATGTACTGCAACTTGCAGGGTATAAGAATACTTATGGCTTATCAGCAACAGCGTCTGCTGTCTATCACTACATTTTTGCGGGAGACTTCAGCGCCGTTTCAAGCAGCCGTAAAACCAATGTGTCTGGTGTGATTATAAAATTTCTTGAAGAGTACCCTGATATGGTAAGTTCTCAAAAATTTATACATCTAAATGGACAGCGTGTCGAAGGGTTGTCGCCTCCAGGTATAATTGGCGCAATCCATTTCCTTTTTGGCTACGTAAATGAAAAAAAACGCGACAGATTTTTTGATGAATTTATTAACAATCAGGCATCTCCCGGAAGTCCAGTCTATGCTTTAATACAAGCAAATCGGTCAAAACAAACAGCTCTTGCGATGAAGTCTTCTATTGATCTAAGAACTGCTTTGTGGATTAAGGCATGGAACCTCTTTAGTTCAGGGCTTTCTATAAGCCAATTGAAATGGTCAAAAGAACATCATGCTTTCCCAGATATTACAGGGCTTAATCGAGAGGCTCTTAAATTCTCCCTAAGAGCAAGATTGGATCGACCAACATCATGAACATCATCAACGCTCCATCCGTCTACCTGGTCGGCAAACAAGAACTCAACAGCCTTCATTGTGCCGAGTTCTTGGAAGCCCACGGAGTCGAACACTGGAACACCGACACTGACAACGCTGGCGAGCAACTGGTCGAGATTGCTGGCCGCTTGTGCTACATGAGCTTTGCCAAACCTCGACCAGGCGGAAACAAGGCTTATATCGACCACATCTTGGAAGTTGGCCACGGCTCAGTTCTGGAACATGCTGTTTACTCGATGATCTTTACAGGGGTCTCACGCTCGCTCACGCACGAGCTGGTCAGGCATCGTGCTGGAATGAGTTACTCGCAGTTGAGTCAACGGTATGTGGACGAAGTCGTGTTTGTGCGACCACCTGGTATCAAGCCTGACAGCGGTGCTGAACTGGTTTGGACAA